CATAACATTTTTGTAGAGTAGGGAATCTTGATTCACCTTATAAACCAAACCACGAACCTTCTTTTTAAGAAGATTCTCGGAAACTGGTCTATCCTCATAAAAAGGAATATTAATTTCTTTTAATTTGAGGAACTTGGCAATTCGTTTATTCACCCTATACAAATTATTTCCTAATGATTCAACTTTAAACATGTTTTTTAACATGATATAGTAGATCAAACGGTCATAAAGTGTATAAGGTCGATTCGGATTTGTTTCCAAACCCAAACCACCATACTCAACACCAACTTCGAGACTTCGAATTGATTTAGCAAGTTGCTGGGAGTTATACTTACGTATTAGCTCCTTGGTAAACCCATTTTTTAGGGCTTCCACAACAGTCATTTCATTGTCATCGGTTCTCCGAACTAGCCGGAACTTTCCAGTTGTCTGTTTAATTAGTGACTTCATTTTATTCGAAGTCTCTTGAACAGTAAAGAGCTGTGAATCGATAGAGATAAAACTCTTTGATACATAGTTCTTACCAACGGATAAGCTGAGTCCCACTTGAGAAGCAATTTGCTTCCACTTATGGAACTCTTCCAGTGTTATTTGGGCAGCGATGTCGTCACCATGGAATAGAGCGGGTACCTCTTCTAAGCTTTTGCCAGTGGCTTTACATAAAGTAAAGGCATTGACCCAACAAAGAATTGGAAAAGAGAGTAAACTTCCCATTAACTGTCCATTGGATTGTAGAACAGGCGAAAGGCCTGTCCATTCCGGATAGTGAACGAGATGTTCTCCCCCTTCCCACTTTATAAGTGATGAAAGAAAAGGACTAGATCTAAAAGCTCCCGAGAGTTCCTCAATTGCAACTTGACTTATATTAAAATTTAGGTCATCGGTTGCATTAGTGTAATCTCCAGAGAGCAAGATCTTTGCTTCATCAATTTCCCCTAAGTTTGTTAAATCATAATTTGGATTTGAACAAGGTTCGAAACATTTGTATTTCGATAGTGCTGTGAACATAGCCTTTTGAACAGGTTTCAACGCATACGCGTGAGCCTGAGGTTTTATGATCATTCGCACTTTGAGGGGTTCTGCAATAGCGTGAGTTCTTACTTCGTTAAGAGGTAAGGCATCACCATCTGGAATATTCCTATTCCAATGAATTGCATAACCAACATCTGTGTCAGCCTTTTGAATGATTTGAGTGTATGTTTTAAGATGGTCTTTTTCCATCCGTTGTTGATACCGACAAACGGCGTCAACACATATACTCTTTACATTTGAGTTCGTTTCAAATTTTTGCCATGGTCCATTATTAAGTGGAGCCCCTTCTGTCTCGTGAGAGAGAGAAAGTGTGGGACACTGTGATGAACACATGATAAATTTGAATCCACTGATTTGAGCAGAACGGTTCTTCCCTGTGAATACATAGGCAGGAGATATTCTCCTATGAAGAGCCCGTGGGTCTGCGAAAGCAGAGTTATACGTATGATTCCCGAGAAGATTCGAAGTAATAATCAAAAATTTTGATGTAAACTTCCTTCCTTTCTCACGGAGATCAGCCATTGGTACCGTATATTGACAATCACTACAAAGCTGGATCAGCTCTGAAAGTGAATCAGATATGGAGTCCTTTTGAGGGGCTTCAAATCCGATGTCGTCGATAATCGATATCAATTGGTTACGATAACCATCCCAATGTTTGGTAGCAGCACTTCGGTAGAATGTATAAGACAAATAATCTTTAGTACATAGACCAAAATAGGTGCCTATTTCCTTACATATCTGTTCGATCATATATGATTTTCCAAGCCCAGGTGCTCCAGTTAAATGGATCACAATGGGATCAATACGTTCTCCGGGCCAATCATTAAGATAGGCTTTATTATCAATTAGACTAAGGATTTGACTCCTAAGTCCTCCTTCATGTCTAGCAGCTCCAAAAGTTGCGTGATTAGAAGGGTAATTGGTTTTATTAGAGAAACGTTTGACTGTCTCAGAAATGAGTGGTTGGATAAAATTTCGAAATTCCGATAATAATTCGGGGTCAACAGGAGGACTGGTTTTACCCATTGTTTCAGCATGTTTTTTATATGCTAATTCAATGAAACACTTAGGAACTGTGTTAGACACAGTCTTACACTGGAGTAGATTCCATAATAAAATATGTCGTCTATTTTGGTGTTTCCTAGTTGTTATGTTGAAGATAGTCTTGAGATAACGGACAGCAGGTTTTGTGAAAAATTCCACAATATCATGCCTCCATTCTTCAGGCCCTTCAGGTAATTCCTGTCCCTGTAACTTTGAAAAGTTAAAGGTTAATTGAAATTTAAACCACTTAGGTAAATCAACAAGAGTAACATCTTTCGATGCGAATTCCATATGATTCGATGTTATGAGTCCATTAAAACTTTTAAAAGTCTTATTGAACCAGAGATCCAGACAACTCCGGAAACCGGATATCTGTTCAGATCTAAGTTGTTGTTCCTTAACGACGGAACGATTCGTTAACTTTTTCAAATTCTTACTTCTCCTTTCGGTACCGCTGTAAGACGCGGATCGCTTTGAATTGTTTTGAACTGAATAAGTTCTTCGATAGTACCTAGTTAGGGTCCTACCAAAGTAGTTTAACCGCTTCGGCGGGAGAATGTGTGACTATA